TAATGTATTAGATTCAACAAATCTCCTAATGAGTGACGATTTGTTTTCTGAAGAAGAAACAGAATTGTATAGAATTTATGATGCAGATAGTGTAAAGGTTTCAGATAGGCTTACCCATGACAAGGTTACTACTTTGAATATGGGGATGAATACTAAGCCTAGCTTGATTTTTCCTGCCCACACAGAAGAGGGGTCTTTTCTTACGGCACTACCTGATTCAATTAAAAATTACGGTCAAGTGTTTGCGCAATACATACGTTATCCAAAAGAACCAAAGTGGACGTATGTAACTCTTACAGGAGGAGAGCCTGTGTTTGATTCAACTCAACCTGACTTTCAAGATTTTGAATTGTCTGCTGATGATGAGTATTCTTTGGTTCAAAAGATTCTTCAGTATTCCGGAATGTCTATTCGTGAGATTCAGGTTACTCAATTTGGGCAGGCTCAAGAGCAGGCTCAAGATGTAAATGAACGATAATGGCATACATAACAGAAGAGGCATATTATTCAAGTGACTCTAATTGGGGTTCGTATCAATACGTTTCATTGGAAGACATCGTCAACAACTTTATGTTGATGTACTCAGGGAATCATAGTCTTGTAAACAATGAAGAAAGGTTTAAGATAATCTTTCACGCAAAGAGAGCTATTCAAGAGTTGAACTACGATGCGTTCAAAAATCTCAAGGTACTTGAATTAAATGTAGAAGATAATCTTCGATTTATTCTTCCCCATGATTTTGTCAATTGGGTTCGTGTCAATATGTATTATGGAGGTGCGCTTTATCCTTTGACAGAAAACATTCAGATTCAATCTTCAATAGCGTTTGACCAAAGCGCTGATGGTACAATACTATTTGACTCAGAGGGAAACGCTGTCCGAGAAACTTCTCAGATTGATACGGATAGATTAGCCGGAACAAAGAAAAGTATCTACCTCAACCCCGGAAGCCCGTTTGATGGCGAGGAGGGTTGGTGTATTGACGGCTATTGGTACTTCACATACAACTACGGAAAAAGGTCGGGCCTGAATACAGAGACTGCTAACCGCAATCCTACTTTTGAGATTGATAGAACTGCCGGGGTAATCAACTTTGGCTCAGACATAAAAGGTCAGAAGGTTATTCTTGAGTACATCTCTGATGGTATGGAAGGTGGAAATGAAGCAAACATGAGCGTCAACAAGCTTTTTGAAAAGTATCTATACGCTTACATTATGTATGAGCTTTTGAACGCTAAGCTTGGTGTTCAAGAGTATATTGTTGCAAGAGCAAGAAAAGAAAAGCAGGCTTTGTTTAGAAACGCAAAGCTCAGGCTGAGCAATATAGACCCCGGCAAACTCCTTATGAATATGAGGGGTCGGGACAAATGGCTTAAATAATGGCAAACCTTTCGAGGAACTTTGTCAGGGGACGGATGAATAAATCCGTTGATGAACGCCTGATACCAAATGGTGAGTATATAGATGCACTAAATGTGCGGATGGGTTCTACTGAAGAATCTGAGATTGGTGTTATTGAAAATACCAAGGGGAATAAAAAGCTTACCACTCTTGTAAATCCTGTTGACGGTTCTTCACTTTCAAGCCAAGCAGTTTGCATTGGAGCATACGCTGACTCTGCAAACGAAACAATGTATTGGTTTGTGCATGACCCTAACTTTACAGCTTCAACAAGCAACAGGTGTGACATGATTGTTTCATACAACACTACCACTCAGCTTGTCAGGTATCATGTGGTTAGTTGTACAAATCCAAGTAACACTGCTCAGAGTACCTTAAACTTTAGCAAGGAGAGTCTTGTCGTTGGTGTAAATCTTATTGATGGGCTGTTGTTTTTTACAGACAATCTGAATCAACCTAGATACATAAATGTCAACAGACAGTATCCCCTTCCTTCGGCTGCTCCTTATGTGGATGACAGCATCTTGGAAGAGAGGATTAGGGTGATTAGGAAGCCACCTTTGGCTCCTCCAACAGTAAATCTTATTAAGGTTCAGGAGAGCGTAAACTTTATTGACGAGCGCTTTGCTTGTTTTGCTTACAGGTATAAGTACGATGACGACAAGTATTCTGCTACGTCTCCATTTACTGCTCCTGCTTTTGTAACAGACCCTTTTGACTTTAGCATTGACAGCTTTCTGAATGAAGGCATGACCAATAACTTCAATGCTGCTGAGATAGGATTCAACACAGGAAATGAACTTGTAAAGGGAATTGACCTGCTGTACAAGGATGCGTCGGATGGTGTAATTAAGGTTATCAAGAAGATTGATAAGGAGGTAGATGGCATCCCTGACAATGATGATAGGGTATTTACATACGACAAGAGTAAGATATTTACGATACTTCCTGAGTCTGAAATTCTTAGGCTATACGACAATGTCCCTATAAAAGCTAAAGCCCAAACATTAATGGGCAATAGGCTTATGTATGGAAACTATGTTGAGGGATATGACCTGACGGATTCAGACGGAAGAGCTGTCAATCTCAACTACTCTGTTGAGTTGGATTCTTCAGAAGCTGACATTGTAGATATTCCCGAAACTTTTGATTCAGGTTTTTACACCTTTAACCCTTTAACTCAGAGGACCATACAAAGGAGCGTAGGGATATTTGACTTTTCAGGAATTACTGCCGCGCAAATTCAGCCACAGGCTAGGATAGAAATCAGCATGAACATTAGGCATAAGGATGTGGCTAATGGTCAGCAGTTTGATAACAATGGTTCTTTTTATTCTGTCAATCAGATAACTCCTGAATTTCAAATAAACTTTGATTACTCTCTTCCGCCTCAAGCGCAAGGATTTCAGAGTATGTCTCAGGTTTTCTCGCTTCAATCTTTTATTGATGCGATTGGAACTTTGGCTAACATACAGCCGCTGTCTACGTCTTGTGATGGCGCTACCTTAAATGACAACTTCAATTGTCAGCTACCTACTTCTTTAAGTGGGAATGTTGTTGGCCCGGGTACTCCTGCTGCTCTAGACCTTAATGCAACAGGTGTTGACGCATCTTCGGGAGTAAACCCAAATACAGCTATTGTAATAAATCCTTTTAATGTAACGCTTCCCAATGCAGATTCTGTTGCTATTCAAATTCCTTGTGCGAATTGGGTTACAAAAGGAACGAATGGGGTTTATGAATACTTTGAAATTGTAAGTGCTTCAGCAACTTTTGTTGGTGCGTCAGGTTCAAAAAGCCTTCACAGCAATAGAGACTATGAGTTTGGTATTGTGTACATGGATGAGTATGGCAGGTCTTCAACTACTCTTGTAAGCGAAGCAAACACCATTCACGTTCCCTGTGAAAACTCTCCTCTTGTAAACAGGGCTAAGATTGAAATCCCTCCATCTCAGAAGCCACCTTATTGGGCATCGAAGTATAAGTTTGTGGCGAGGGCAAGCAAGGATACCTATGAAACTATTTACTCTAACGTATACTTTGTAGACGAAGAGTCGGGCAATGGATACATTCTGTTAGAGGGAGAGAACATTAGTAAGGTTGAGGTTGGAGATAGATACATAGTAAAGAAAGACAACTCAGGCCCTGCCGGTTCTTGTAAGCACATAACCGTGTTGGACAAACAGGCTCAATCTTCAGGATTTTTGGGTGGCAATGAACCTGCGGGACTGTATATGGAAGTCAAGCCTAACAACATAGACCTTGCTTTCAGACAAAACAATACAGTTGACTTAGGTCTTCACGATGATGTGGTAGATAGCGGACAGGATGGGCCTGTTCTTTCTTACAATGTCAATGAGCCTGACCCTGCGTATCCCGCTCAAAGAAGACCGATGGAGATTCCTGCGGGTAGTAGGGTTAAGATTTTTATAAACGTATTAAGACATTCCGGAATTACGGGATGCGGTAGAAGGCAATATACTTTTGATGAAACTATTTCTGCCACAAAGAGATACGCAAACTTTTACGATTTCTTTATTGGAGAAGGTCTTGACAAGACAATGGTTGACCAACAGTATGTTATTACGGGTCCATTAAATCCCAAGTATTACTCTCCTAATAGCACATCATTTAACAATCCGACTTCAGGAAGTGGTAAGGTTGACATTTCTTTTGGAGGAAATGGAAATCAATTCTTACGAATAGCGGGTCCTGAAAATTGCGGAAGAAGAGATTCACTTGTTAAAGCAAGGATTCAGGTATTTAAAAGCGATGATGTTTTAATTTTTGAAACACTTCCTGTAGATACCAACCCTGACATCTTCCTTGAAAACGACAATGTATTTGATATTGTTGGTGGTATTCATAAGGGGACAACTCAAGACCAAAGCTCTACTCAGCCTGCTATTTGTTTTCCAAACTTTTACAACTGCTATTCATTTGGCAATGGAGCTGAGTCCTATAAGATAAGAGACTCTATTGTTGGAGCTACATTTGATTTGGGCAACAGGGTGCTTGGTGTTCAGTCTGAAGATTATGAAGAGGTACACAGATTTGCTGACATTACATACAGCGGCATTTACAACGATGAGTCGAACGTCAACAAGCTTAATGAGTTTAACCTTGGTCTTCTTAATTTTAAGAAGCTTGAAGAGTCATATGGTATCATCACTTTGCTTGATGGCAGAGAGACTGATGTCTTAACTCTTCAGGAAGACAAGGTATCATATGTTCTTTCAGGTAAGAATCTTCTTTCAGATGCTGCTGCGGGTGGCGCTATTACATCAGTTCCGGAAGTATTAGGAACTCAGATAGCAAGAGTTGAGGACTACGGCAACAGCTTTAATCCTGAAAGCTACGTTCAGTGGGGAGAGAACAAGTATTTTACTGACGCAAAGA